TCATTGTGTTTCATGTTGTTCACCTTATTAGTTAACTACTTAGATACTTATATAAAAAACAATAATATATAAATCTACTTAAGACTACTTAGTATAACTCTATAGTTATAGTATAACACTATTCGCTATATATGTCAACCCCATTCCCCATATCATCACACAAAAAAGTATCGTCTTCCAGTTCGTCTTCATTGCCATCAAATAAGTCGTATCGTTCTTCTGCATATAAGTCATCCTTGATTGTTGAGTAACACTTGTTGCACATGTCTAAGAACTCACCAGTGGAAGCACTCTTTCGGGTAGACTCAAAGTCGTTTAGGTTTTTGTCACAACAATAGCACCTCATAATATTGAATCTCCTAGTACTGTATACGCTTGAATGTATACATTGTCTTTTAACTTCTGTTTAAATACTTTAATTGTCTCTATCCTCAGGGTACGATCAAGGGATAAGAACTTCTCTGCTTCTTCCTTGTAACTAAAGATCCTGATAACACTACCATCTGTCTCTAATATCTTATACAATTTCATATCGTTCCCCTGGCTAAACCAATCAGCATATGTATTGTAAAGTATATTGCAGTGAATGTCAATAGATATTTAATAAATTTATCATCACTCATCCTTGTAGTCTCCAGCAATGAACTGGTCTGCAGTAATACCCCTCTTCCTAGCCTCTGTAGCGATCCACCTAGCCTCTTCAATGTGCTCTTGATACTTAGCCCTTACCGCAGGATCAGAAGCCTCTACAGCCCCGCATTGCAGTCTGTTGCGACCCACTCTATTGGCTTCATGAATCCCTGCTAGTGCTCTATGTAAGTAACTCATAACTTAATCCTTTGCTTGTTCTATAAATTGTTTAACTGAATCCATCTCATCCTTGGTGAAGATACACCGATACTTATTCTCTGTAATCAACAACTCATCCGCATAAGTCCTGGCTTCCTGGTATGTCTTAAACCCTACACTATCCACATAAAAATTAAACTGTTCCATCATGCCTCCGATTAATTAATTTTACCCTGCGCTGTATCGATATACAATTGCTTTTTCTCATCCCAAAAACTAAAACTTTCCCACTCTGTACCATCATCATTACAATCTAACACTAAAGCATATTGCCTTGTTCCTACTCTAATCGGATGGTGAATGCGTTCTAATCCGTTGTCATTAAAACTACCACTAGCATATTGCCCGTACTTAGGGAACAATAAAAACCAGTGTTCTTTTTCCTTGTCTAGAATTAAAATTAAATTGTGCTTGTTTAATATTATATTATGCTGTTCCATTTTATCCCCCATATGCATCAATGTAATCCGCTACTGCGGACGCTTCAGTCTCTACCTTAGTACATCCTGGTGGTTTAGTATCAATCACATCCTGGGCATCCTCCAGTGTAAAATTATACCCTAGTTTCTCAGCCTCTTCAATAATTTTGTTTAACTCTAGACTCATCTTACCCTCCAATATGAATGAATTGAAAATGATCCTTCATAAACTTATCATTGTACACTTTATTAACATGGTTTGCAAGGTCTGATCCTGCAATATTCCTGATCCACCCATAGCCTACCCATGCTTCACGCTTACCATTAAACAATTGCTTATCTAATGTAATCATATTCTCTCCCCAGGATATCTCAATGATTGTTGCATCGTCTTTTATCCCTTCATTAATCTTAGCTAGTACTTGTGCGTTACTAGGTTTCCTACCTTCAAAATAATATTCATATAAACTCATGATAAACCCTCTCTTATTTGACTGAAGCAATTATACCATCATTCATTGTTACTTGTGCAAAAAATTCTCTTCCCTTTCCAGTGATATGCGGACGGTTTGCGCCTGTTAACATACCATTAGTTTTATACTCTTCCCCAAACATACTGGTTTCAATGTAACGCAATGGCTTACCAACACTTGCTTTTAAATCCTTCTTACTTGCATAATTGAATACTAACATTTTTAATTCTCCCTTGTTTAGTTGATAAGACAAGTATACTAAAATATAATATACTTGTCTATAGGTGCTTACCCTAATGCCATAATCTTGATTACTTTAGCCATCTTGATACCATGCGCTTTATAAGCGATGACAGATACCGTCTTATCATAGCACGCACGACAACCATTACATTTGCCCTCATGCTGGTAAGCTTTGCATTCTGTTGCACCAGCTGGCACTGTACCACTGAATATGGTGCTAGTGGTTTGCCCTGGAATGATCTCACCATTAACACTATCGCTACTGAATCGTACCACTACATTATCAAGGGCTTGCATCTTAGCAATAACCCTCTTAAATTTAGGGAATTTATGCATTCTAGTGGGTAACCAGTGTTTACAGTGCGGAGTGTTCTCCATTACATACAATATTTTCTCCGCTAATTCTAGACTAAACATATCGCCTGAATCAAACCATCTAAAGTATCTGCTAGAATCAAGGGCTTTAACCATATCTGAATCCCAATCATGCCTTGTAAAATCCTCCCTATTAAATTCTCTAGGTGCTTTCACATTAGGGAATCTGTAATTCCCTGTAGTAGCGTAGCACCCTTGACATGCTGGTACTAGTCCACCGTTACCGTCGCTAGATCCTGGGCATGTATCAATAGCCTGTAATGACCATGACATAATGCCATCTAGTTTACTTGTTTTAGATAATTTAATCATTTTATTTTCCCTTCCATTTATTCACGAACCTAGTTAATTGATTATACTCTTTTTTAGTTAATACGAAACCGATATACTCATTTTCACCTTCATCTTCTAAGTCTAATTCATGCTGAGCCCTAAATACTAGGTGATCAATTGTACCATCTAAACAATCGTCATTAACAGTACGCAATTTATCAAACTCTGCTTTTGCTTTTGCATATGACATAATTAAACCCTCCGTCGTTGATAATAAATATACTCTAGAGTTTTGAACCAGTCAAGTAAAACCCTAGATATATCCACTATAATATTACCCTAGATAATCTTCCATCTTATACTGTAATTGTGATAATTGCTCTCGCTTGTCATATGCTTCAGTTTGCTTCTCATACCAGACTTCCCGCATTGCGTCATTCTTAGCCCTCTCAATTTTAAATCTAATCTCACCTATTAATCCTGAATTACTATCTCGTGCCTCTTCCAGGATATCCCATATTAACATTAATTCCTTTGAAGTAAATTCCATTTTATTTCCTTTCGTTGATTGTTTAATAATACCCTAGTCAACTGATTAAGTCAACTAGGGCAAACCCTTACTTACTTTTATCGTGCTCTGCTGTTACTTTATCCAATAAACCCCGTAAGAATTTATTCTGCTCTTCGCATGCTTTTACATAAATAGATCCAGGCTTAGCCTTCTCAATACGCTCACCATTGCGGATCATTGTATCCATTACACCGTTTGCCAAGAATTGTAATTCTACTTTATTAAACATTTTAATTCCTTTCTTGAGTTGATGGGTCTATTGTAACAGTATTTTATAGATTGTATATAGGTGTTTACCCTATGCTGTATGTCTATACAGTGTCACTACTCCGTACACTCTCTAGTCCTTTTGTCAATAGGTGTTTTCCCTAGTTGACTTTATAATATTTTTATGCATGGGGGGGGGGGCTACGACACAGTTTCTAGCGTATATATATGCTCCAGTACACCTAAAAAGTGGAATTAAGACTGCTCAATAATTAAGCAAACTGCCTAATATTTAAGCAACTACAGTAATAGACAAGATGTTCAATGTAATCAATGAGTTATCTTAAGAGAAGTTAACAACAGATGTCTATCTTTTAAAAGAAGATAAAGGAATACTGCGGAATATGTGCTAGCTTGTCTCACCAGACCCGCAGGAGTAGAGACTCAGTCTCCCTATAGAGGGGTTCATAAGGAAGATAAGTAAAATAAAGCTTGACAAATCCAAGAAGTTATGGTATAATAGTTGTACTAAGAAGAAGACTAAGAGCAAACTAGGTAAAAAACAATAAGAACCAAAACTACTTAAGACTACTTAGTAAACTATTTAGTATGAAACTTTAAGTTTATTTTATTTTGTTCTCTGCGATAGCAGGTAAAGGATATATGTCTCAAGATGATAAGGATTTGTCGCAGCAATCAAGCATTGCTGTGTCTCCTCTTAAGGTGGATGTCTCGAATGTAATAGCCCTAGCACCACAGACTCGTAGGAGAGGTCGTCCTCCTAAATCACTTGTGGAGGCTAAGAAGAAGCCAGGAAAAGTAGGTAGACCAGTAGGTGATGCAGGACGAATCCAAGAGTTTAAAGCTAGACTATTATCAACGAGTGGTACGAAAGTAATTGATACTGTACTCCGTAAAGCATTAGATGATACTGATAAAGATCAAGTAGCTTGCCTCAAGATGTGTATGGATAGATTATTACCTACATCATTATTTGAGAAAGATGCTAAAGGACAACGTAATGCAGTAACTATTAATATTACTGGATTAGGTGAAACTAAAGTAGAAGCAATAGAAGAGATTGATGCTGAGATTGTAGATTATCAAGAGGTAGATAATGAATCTTAGCTTTGAGTTACTACCTTGGCAGAAAGAAGTATTCCAGGATAAGACTAGGTTTAAAGTTATTGTTGCTGGACGACGATGCGGTAAATCAAGATTATCTGCTGTAGCATTATTAGTAGAAGGACTACGTTGCCCACAAGGTTCTGCTGTAATGTATGTTGCTCCTACTCAAGGACAGGCTAGACAGATTATCTGGGATGTCCTGATGGATTTAGGAAGAGAAGTGATTCAGAGTAGCCATGTGAATAATATGGATATCACTTTGATTAACGGTGCTAAGATATATGTTCGAGGTGCTGATAGACCAGATACCCTTCGAGGTGTCAGTTTAACATACCTAGTATTAGACGAGGTAGCTGACATCAAGCCTGATACCTGGGAGAAGGTCTTGAGAGCTGCTCTTTCAGATAAGAAGGGTTCTGCCCTCTTCATAGGAACTCCTAAAGGAAGAAACTGGTTCTACGATATGTACAACCTGGGTGTCTCTGAAGAAGATGAAGAGTGGAAGGGTTGGCACTTCACTACCAAAGATAACCCACTGATTGATCCTAAAGAGATCGAGGGTGCAAGAAAGACATTAAGTAGCTTCTCATTCAAGCAAGAGTATGAAGCTTCGTTTGATAATGCAGGTACAGACCTGTTTAAAGAAAACTGGATTAAAGAAGGCGAAGAACCAAGTAACGGAGTATGGTATATTGGTATCGACTTAGCAGGATTCACCAACACCAATTATTCAGCAGCTCGCCAGCAAAAGTTAGATAAATCTGCTATTGCAGTGGTCAAGGTGACGGATGATGGTGAATGGTGGGTAAAGAAGATAGAGAATGGTAGATGGGATGTCAAGGAGTGCGCTGAACGCATTCTAAAGAACATTAGAGACTTCCAACCAATCGCTGTAGGGATGGAGCGTGGTACAGTCAGAAACGCTGTGCTGCCTTATCTAAGCGATCTGATGAGGGCTAACAACACCTACTGTCATATCACTGATCTTACGCATGGCGGTAAGCAAAAGACTGAGCGTATTGTCTGGGCATTACAAGGACGATTCGAGCACGGTAAGGTAACACTGAATGAAGACGAGGACTGGAGGGAATTCCAAGACCAGCTTTTAATGTTCCCTACCAACCAGGTAAAGGATGACTTAGTGGATGCATTGTCATTCATTGATCAGCTGGCAGTAACTACCTACTTCATGGATGACGGTGAAGATGAATATGAACCAACCGATTTTATATCAGGATACTAAATGAGTATAGTTGCTGGATTGTTTAGACAAGTAGCTCCTGGGTTAATTGATAACCTAGAGGCTCAAGGTTTGTTTAAAGGAGTGAGTCGTTCTACTCCTAGCCTCACCCCTGAGATGTTTATTGGTGGTGAAGGAATCAGTAACTTAGGTAGACAAGGATTAGTTGATGCTGATTCTTTGACTGCTACAATGGCTAAAGCAGAGCAAGACAGAGGACTTCTATCTCCTGCTGAGTGGGATAAAGAGTACGGAGCAATTGGCTTATCGTATGATCCTGTAGCTCAAAAAGCAATGTTTGAGATTAGTGATCGTAATGTCGATTTCCAAAAAGGGATTGACATCAATACTCTTACGAATAAAGATTATTACGGGTTTGATGAAATATTTAATGCACCTACATTAAAGAAGACCTATCCTGAGATAGCTGATGTAAAGATCCTAATGAAGGACGATAGTCAGAACACTGCTCTCGCAGCTTTTGATCCTGAGAACAACACCATTCAGTTTAACAGAAAGTCTCCTGCTTGGAATTCTTCTGATCCTCTAGGAACTACTCTGCATGAGATACAGCACTATGTACAGCAGAGAGAAGGATTAACTGGAGGTGAAAGCTTTAAAGGTGTTTTAAATAACAATCCTTTGTTTAGTGATACTTATAAACAATTAGAACAAAAGATTAATCAATCCTCTCCCGATATCATTCGATTCTTAAAACAGAATCCTCGTTCTGGTTTTGATGTAGATTCAATAATCGAAGCTACTCAGTTTCTTAAACAGCGAAACGGTATAACAATAGAAAAAGCATTAGAGCGTGGATTTAATAGCAAGGCATTAGCTACTAAATTTAAAAAGTTAGTAGACACTAAGAATGACGATGGATCTTTAAAGTTTCAAAACTTAAACGATATTCTATTTTTAAAAGATATTAACTCTGCTGCATACAACACGGCAGCTGGAGATTATATGCGTGTAGCTGGTGAAACCTTTGCAAGGCAGACAGAACAACGTAGACTTCTCTCTCCTGAAGAGCGTTTAGCTAACCCTGCCATGACCGCAATTGACGATGATCGTATTAATAAGCTATACAATATCGATACTGCAAACCTCACTCCTCCGAGAACACAAGCACCTCAGCAACAACAGTTTGCTGATCCGTTTGCTATGCAAGTACCTCAATCCACAATCCCTGAAGGAATGTAAGAATGGCTGAATTTAAAGAAGACAAGATGACGGATGACGATAAAGAGTTAGTCTCTTTTATCGTTGATCAGTGTAACACATGGCGAGATCACCGTGATGTCAACTACCTGGATAAGTGGGAAGAGTATGAGCGTTTGTTCCGTGGTATCTGGGATGCTGTAGATAAGACACGAGAGTCTGAGCGTAGTCGCTTAGTTACTCCTGCTCTGCAGCAAGCCATTGAGTCCAAGCAAGCAGAGATATCTGAAGCAGTGTTTGGTCGTGGTGAGTTCTTTGATATTGTGGACGATAGAAACGATCAAGACCCTACTGATGTAGCTCTGGTTCGTAAACAGATGCACGAAGACTTTAAGACTTCACGCATTAAAAAGTCCTTAGATGATATTATCTTACTGGGCGAACTCTATGGTACTGGTATCGGTGAGATCCTAGTCAAAGAGAAGACAGTGATGTCTCCTGCTACTCAGGCTATTCCTGGTACTGAGATGGCAGCTATCGGTGTACAAGAGACGAAGCAGTTCATGATTGATCTGTATCCTGTCAATCCTCGTAACTTCCTTATCGAGCCTAACGCTCGTACAGTAGAAGACTCTCTTGGTGTTGCTATCGAAGAGTATGTCTCGTACCACTCAGTGGTTCGTAGCATGGCTGATGGTACATACCGTAAAGTAAACATTGCACCTAGCTACTCCAACATGGAGCTAGAGCCAGTACAAGAAGTAACGCATGAGCAAGATGATCGTATCCGTGTTACTCGCTACTACGGTTTAGTTCCACGAGAGTACCTTGAGAATGTAGACAAAGAAGAAGGTACTGAAGTAGTAGACCTATTCCCTGAAGGTTCTAAAGGTGAAGACTACCAAGACATGGTAGAGGCTATTGTTGTGATTGCTGATGACCAGTACTTACTCAAAGCTGAAGCGTCTCCTTACATGATGAAGGATCGTCCTATTGTTGCTTATCAAGCTGACTCGATGCCAGGTCGTTTCTGGGGTCGTGGTACTGCTGAGAAGGGCTACAATATGCAGAAGGCTATTGATGCTCAGATCCGTGCTCACCTAGATTCCTTAGCTTTGACCACAGCTCCTATGATGGCGATGGATGCTACAAGGCTTCCTCGCGGTGCTAAGTATGAAGTACGACCAGGTAAGAACATGCTGGTCAACGGTAACCCTAACGAGATCATGATGCCATTCAAGTTTGGCACTACAGATCCAGCTAACTTCCAGACAGCACAGAACTTCCAAGGAATGCTCCAGCAAGCCACAGGAACGCTTGACAGCACTGCTATGCCAGGTCAAGTAGCAGGTGGTGAAGCCAGTGGCGCAGGACTCTCTATGGCTCTCTCAGGGCTAATGAAGAAGAACAAGCGTACCTTGATCAACTTCCAAGAAGATTTCCTGATTCCATTCATTACAAAGGCTGCATATCGCTTCATGCAGTTCGATCCAGACCGTTATCCAGTACAAGACTTTACCTTTATCCCTGTTTCTACGATGGGAATGGTAGCTCGTGAGTACGAACAACAGCAGATGATGGGTTTGATGTCTACTTTAGGACAATCTCCTATCACTCCAGTACTGTTACAAGGTATCATTCAGGGTTCTAGTATCTCTAATCGTGAAGAAATCATTGCTAAGCTACAGGAAATGAGCCAACCAGACCCAATGCAGCAGCAAATGCAGCAGTTGGCTATGGAAACAGCGATGGCTGAGCTACAGAAGACACAGGCTGAGGCAGCTAGAGCACAGGCAGAAGCAGTAAAAGCCCAAGCCCAGGCTCAAGCAATCCCCGTAGACACCCAAATCAGGGCGATAGAGGCACAATCGAAGCAACAAGGTAGTGACCCCTTCACTCAGGTTGAAAAGGTCGCTAACCTGGCTCTAAAGGAGCAGGATATTGCTTCTAATGAGCGCATCGCTATGCTACAAATGGCAGCAAGACGTTAAAAAAGTACTTGACTTTTTAGTAAAAGTGTGGTATAATATTTACTATATCACAAATAATCTCCAAAGTCAAGGAAAAAGATTAAATGAATCGTGAACTGCAAGATTATTATGAAGCTCGCTTTGCTATGATGGCGACCAAGGGCTGGCAAGACTTGGTTGATGATGTCGTAACAATGATTGAAGCTACAGACCGCTTAGGCGGTATAGAAACAGAACAGCAACTCCACTTCAAGAAGGGCGAACTGTCCATCATGAACTGGATTAAGACTTTAAGAGAGTCTAGTACAGAAGTCTATGAGCAACTTTCTGAAGAGGAAGATAATGCCTAGAAGGATGTACGATTTCAAGTGTAAAGATTCGCATGTCACTGAGTCCTTCGTCGATGTTGACACAAAAGAAGTTCAGTGTAGCGTATGTGACGGGACTGCTACCCGTATCCTCACCCCACCGAGGATCTATTTAGATCCAGTCAGTGGCGACCACCCTTCAGCAACATCGAAGTGGGCTAGACAGAGAGCTGAGAAGCTGGCTGTGGAGAGGAAAACAAATGCAAATCACGGCTCATAAGTGAACTCTTGATCACCGAGCTATTTTTAATTATCCTAAAATCGCATTGCGACAGGAGTATACATGGCTGCTAATTTTATCGAACTGCAAGAAGAGACTCAAGAAGAAGGTATCACCGAATTAGAACAAGGGCAAGGTACAATCCCAGCCCCTACTGAAGAGATGGTAGGACAACCTGAAGAGATTGCTAAAGAACCTGATGTACCTGAGAAGTATCGTGGCAAATCTCTTGAAGAGGTTGTCCGCATGCACCAAGAATCTGAAAAGCTTATTGGTCGTCAGGCACAAGAAGTAGGTGAGAATCGTCGTTTACTTGATCAATTCATTAAGCAACAACTCGAATCTAAACAAGAAGCACCGCCAAGTAAAGCACAAGAGATTGATTATTTTGAAGATCCTGCAAAGGCAATTAATCAGGCAGTAGAGAACAATCCGATTCTAAAGCAGCTACAAGAACAACAAGCTCAACAGGCTCAGTTGGTTGCGAAGCAAACTATAGAGAAGGCTCATCCTGATTATTTAAGTGTAGCACAGTCTGACGATTTCGCAGCATGGATTCAAGCGTCTAAAGTCAGGGTACAACTCTTCGCTCAAGCCAGTAACTATGATGTAGATTCAGCTTTAGAACTCCTGGAAACTTACAAGTCTCTTAGAGGTATACAAGCACAAAAGGCAGAAGCAACTAAAGCTGCTGATGAATCGCTGAAGAAGACTGACGAAGAGAGTCGAGGCAAAGCACTTAAAGCAGCTTCCGTTCAACAAGGCGGTACAGGTGAATCAACAAAAAACATTTATCGTCGTGCAGACTTAATTCGCTTAAGAATGCAAGATCCGAGTCGTTATGAAAGTATGGCAGACGAGATTCTCGCTGCTTACGCAGAAGGACGAGTTCGGTAATTTTATTTTATAATTTTATTTAGGAGTATTAAAAATGGCAACAGCAGCATACCCAGGTGGATCGGGATCGATCGTAGCAAA